CCGCAGAACATTTATGACATTGCAGGACTGGGGAAAGATACTCCCGGCATGGCAGGAACAGTTCGCAGATGTATTCGTAAACACAGTTGGAAATGTTGTGTTCACAGGTCGCGGCGGCTACACCTATGACATGGAAGAAAACGAGGAAACTAAAAAGAAGGAGTTTGTGAAGTCAGGCGTTAAAATGAAGATGGCAGGAGAAACCCCTTTCGAGCCAGACCTGAATATTTGGATGGAGATTAACCAGGAAATGGTAGACGGTAAGCCTAAACTGTCAAGAATAGGGCTGATAATGAAAGACCGTTCAGGATTGATTGACGGGAAGGAGTTTGTTAACCCTACTTTCAAAGATTTTGAACCCGTCATTGATTACCTGTTGAACGTAAAAAAGGGGGCGATGGCAAAGACAAGCGATAACACCAATATTGCCCCTTCTGAAAACTACGAATCACAGAATCGAAAAGATCGTAAGGAAATCGAACTTGAAAAGATTACCAATGCTATGATTAAATCAGGGTTGGGAACTTCTGCTGATGATAAGAAGCTAAAGATCGCAATACTTGAAAAGTTTTTCGGTAGCAATTCATGGGCAGAGATTGAAAAAATGGCAGTCGAAAAACTATCAGTTGGCCGGGAAAAGATTGAAGAAATGTTTGCTTCATGGGCACTGCTTACCGACTTTCAGAGCCGGATGGATTTTGTAACTAAGTTTCAATTAAACGATATAACCCTATAACCATGCACCACCTCCTAATCCCAATCCTAACTATCATAATCATAGCTGCCTGTGTGCGCTATGCTATGAACTACGAGCTGCGTCGATTCAGGCGCACAGCAACCACCTTAGACCGCTGCAAGTATGCCGGACGGTCTTACCTGATCGCAGCCGCTGATAAGGACAGCGTAGCACTGTCAACACAGGTGATGAACATATGGGTCAGCCGGTCGGATATTTACCCAGCATATGAACCGGATGAAACCCGTTAAGATAACCCGCCTGGCGTGCGATTACACGGTTGTACAGCACAACGGGCGGGTATATGCCTACTACTATCAAAAACCGATGTGGGTCTTAATACCTCCGGTTGGCGATGAGTGCAAGGCGTTCAGGAGTGAAGAAGATGTTATGGAGTTTATAATTGAGACGGTATGCTAATAAGAGATCATTTCCAAAACTACAAATCCTATCAGTTGCCTAAGGCTCAATTGATAATTGCAGATGTCCCATACAACTTAGGGAATAATGCCTATGCTTCGAATCCTGCATGGTATAAAGATGGGGATAACGAAAACGGGGAAAGCGAATTGGCCGGAAAACAATTCTTTGAAACGGATAAGGATTTCCGCCCTAAGGAGTTCATGCACTTTTGTTCTACTATGCTAAAGTCTGAAAAGAAACCCGTCAAAGTTGAGGGAGAACGGCAAAAAGGCGATGCCCCCTGTATGGTTCTGTTTTGTGCCTTTGATCAGCAGATGTATTTCATTGAACTGGCTAAGGAATACGGATTAAAGAACTACATCAATTTGGTATTCAGGAAAAACTTTTCTGCTCAGGTTTTAAAGGCAAACATGAAGATTGTAGGCAACTGTGAGTATGGATTAGTGCTATACCGTGACAAGCTACCCAAGTTCAACAACAACGGTAAAATGATATTCAACTGTATCGACTGGCCGCGGGATGGAGAAAGCGAAAAGATCCACCCAACTCAGAAGCCGGTAAAATTGCTTGAAAGAATCATTGAAATCTTTACAGATCCTGGTGATGTGGTTATTGATCCGGTTGCTGGTAGTGGTTCTACTCTTATCGCTGCGACTAACTTAGGCAGAAAGGCACATGGATTTGAGATAAATAAAAAGTTCCATGCCGATGCCTCAAAATGGATTGCAGACAATAATAAGATCCGCAAAGAGATCAAAGAAATAGGCTTCGCCCGCACGGAACTAAATCGAACTAATCAGACTTTATTTTAACAACCCCTTGCATTCGGGGGAGAAAATGACTAACAATATGAAAACAACCTCAATTCAGGCTAACGAATACATCAAGCCTATTAAGCCGACACATAAGAGGATCATCATCGAAACGATGCAGAAGTACGGTAAGCCTATGACTTTTCAAATGATAGCGGTTAAATGTATGCTAACCGAGAGCCAGGTATGGAAGCGGCTATCTGAACTTGAAAAAGACAACCTGATAGAATATACTGATCTGAAAGGCACAACTTCATCAGGTTGTAAGGCTGGTTACTGGAAAATAAAGACGAAACAGTTAGAAATATTTTAGCTGAAATGTCGAAATTTACTAAATAAGTAGTATATTCGTATTTCAATTAAGGCTACCAACCTATGAACAAAGTTATCGTTTCATCCCTAAATACCTCTATCGGATCACCCCTGACAGCCTCGGTTGGTAGCCTGCTGTTTAGGGGTTTTCCTTTGGGGGGCTACTCGTATTGACATGGAAGGCTGGGTAAAACTACATAGAAAATTATTGAATTGGGAATGGTTCAAAAGTTCTGAAATGGTGCATTTATTTGTGTACCTTTTAATGAAATCGAACCATGAACCGGCAATATGGAGGGGTCAAAAAGTTGAAAAAGGGCAGCTAATAACAGGCTTAAATTCACTCAATTTTGATACAGGAATTTCAATACAGACTTTGAGGACTTGCTTGAAGCGATTAGAAAAAAGCGGAGAAATCAACACACAAACAACAAACAAATATACCATTGTAACTATTTGTAATTATGCAAGTTACCAGGACAGCCAACAAACAAAAAACACGCTATCTAACAAACAACTAACAAACAATCAACAAACAACTAACAAACAACTAACAACAAACAAGAATAAAGAGAATAAAGAGAATGATAATAATGAAAAAGAAGTAAGGGTAATAAATTACCCATTCGCATCTGCAAATTTTATTCATCATTGGTTAATGTGGAAAGAGTACAAAAAGAAAGAACATCGTTTTAACTTCAAATCAGAAATTTCAGAACAATCGGCATTAAATGACCTGAATAAAAAATCAGATGGTAATGAGGAATTTGCGATTGAAATAATCAAACATTCAATGTCATGTGGATATAAAGGTTTATTCCTGCCAAATGACAAAAAAACATCCAACAATTCACAACCTCAACAGCCAAAAAAACAAGATAACCTAACAACTTTAAAAAATAACTACGAAGGAGCAATTAAACTATTATTCCCAAATGGAGAACCAGATGAACCAACTTTCGATATCACAATGCCGGGTGAAGGAAATGCCCCAAGATTACTTATTAAAGGAAATAACGCAACAGGTAGCTAAGACTTTTGCAACAGCCGGACAAGCCGCAACTATTGAGCAAATTGGCATGATTTCAACCGAGGTTACAAATGATATTCATAAATCATTTGCTATGTTATCAATTCAAGAAATTGAACTTGCATTTTATCACGGTGTAAGGTATGATTATGGTGAATACTTCGGAATAAATATAGTTACGTTCAATCGTTGGTTAAGGCACTACCTTGAAAACCACCATTTTAAATATGTTCAGGAAATAACGAAAGGTCAAAAATTACTGGATGTAAAGACGGAACCAACTGATGAAGAAAAGGAAAGGATTGTTGCAAGTGGTGTTAACCGTTGTTTCCAAACATGGAAAGCTACAAAAATGATAATTGATTACGGGAACCCCGTTTTCGATTACTTGTACCAAAAAGGGACAATAAAATTAACTGACATTGAATGGGAAAACTATGTGTTAAAGGCTTCAATCGAAGTAACAACTGATTTGAAAATGAAATCTCAGTCCGTTGACAGGATTGAGCGACAGGATGCAAAGCGAATACTCTCAGGATTGGAAACAAATAATGAGGTTGAAAGTCTTGCAAAACGTATGGCATTAGAAGATTATTTCAAAAAACTTGCAAAATGAAAAAATCAAAATACCACAATCAAAAAACAACAGTTGACGGAGTTGCATTTGATTCAAAAAAAGAGGCAAACAGATTCGGCGAATTAAACCTTTTGGTAAAAGCTGGAATAGTACGTTCATTCATTTTGCAACCCGAATTTCCTTACACAGTCAGGTATTCAGCAAACAACAAAAACTTTGAAGTACAACGGAAATACATTGCCGACTTCCAGGTTAATTACGATGATCATACTGATTTTGAAGATGTCAAGGGGATGAAAACGGCAGAGTATAAGCGAAAAAAAAAGATTGTTGAGAAGTTATACCAAATCAAGATAATTGAAAAGTAACCTAATCGCCACGTCATTCGAACAGATAACAGAGGAACTAACTAAATACTTATGAGCAACACCCACCGGCATAAGATAGAGGCCAAATTTGCATAAGGACTAATTGAATTAAAGAACGTGCCTCGAAACGTGCTGAACAAATGGAACCGGCATAACTTCACATGGGGGTATTACCGACATCTAAGGCGTGTTAAGATTGACAAATCTCAACAAGATCAGGAATAAATATCATTGCATAATGTTAATAACGTGTTTAAATTTGTAGAAAAAATAACGATATGAGAACAATTGAATTTAGAGGAAAAGAAACCGCTACTGAACAATGGATATACGGGTATTATGTAAAAGACCCAATTGGTAAAAGTAGGATTTATTACCAACCATTTCCAGACGCCAGCAGCAACACATACCACTTTGTCCACCCCGAAACAGTCGGACAGTTTACCGGACTGACTGATAAGAATGGTACTAAGATTTTTGAGGGGGATAGGATTACAGATGAAGCAACTATTATGATAGTTAAATATATCAATGGTGCTTTTTATGCAACTTGGGGTAATTGCAAAGTATTATTATCTGAGTTAACAACCATTCAAATCATCCACGACAACACTGAACTACTCCCCAAATGAACACTCAATACCAAGTCCCTCAACCAAAGATAAGGAAGCCCCGCCCTGTTATTAACCACCACGCCGATTTACAGACGTTATGGCAAACGATAACCGATAATTGGGGCTACACCTTAGCCGACCTTGACAAGATCAGGCAGCGGGAAAAGAAGAAACTCAGGGCGAAATACCCCGATGTGAAACGAATTGATCTTGATGTATTGCTAATTTATAAACAGGAACAGTTATGAACGCAACCCTTAAAGTAATTCAAGTAAACCCAACCGTTACGGGGCAATCTGCCAAAGGCGAATGGTCAAAAACCGAAGTAATAACAGAGGAAACAACAGGACAATTCCCTAAAAAAATAGCCTTGACAATATGGGGCACTAAACTGCCTATCCCGGTAGTTGGCCAAACATATGATTTCTCATTCGACATCGAGAGCCGCGAATACAATGGCCGCTGGTTCACAGAATGCAAAACATGGCACTATTCACAGGATCAGGCAACAGAACAACCAACCCAACAAGCACAACCGGTAGCCGGCTCAGTAGAAGCAGATGGGGGCTTACCTTTTTAGTATAATTTAACCTTAGAACCTTTCGGTGTATAGGAGAACCGAACCAAAACAGATGAAAAATATTAATTTAGATTCGGGTGAAAGTGTTTTTTATACACTGAAAGAAACAATTATTGAAGTAAAAGACAGATTAGCAAAAGGGACAGCAGTAATAACGGGCTTCCATTTCGGCGAAATAAGCGAAGGCGATGAACTTACTTGCAACAGGTCGAAATACGTTGTTACGAGTGATATATTTCGCAGAAATTGCAGGGGAGTATTCAAAGAAGAGTATAAAAGGAAAGATTCTTTTTTCAAAATTACTGCTACATTTGATCGGTTTATTAGCGCATAATAACAATTAACTTGCAATCCCTCATTTTTTAACTTATCTTTGCCGGATGTAACAATCCGGTTTTTTTAACAAAGATTATTTGGAAGAACTAACTAAATAAACTATCTTTACTTAATAAACCTTAAAACACCCCCTTATGAAAATTTACACGGGTTACTTTGCGAAAGCAAAACAGTACAATGAAGCTGGACTTGTAACAATTTCAATAGCGAGATTTAATCGCTATTATTCAGGTGCATCATTCAAGCAGTTAGCACCAGCGGCAGAAATAATCCATTTACCAGAAGATCAATATAAACCAATCTACTCGAAGCAACTTTCTTTATTATCAAAAGAAGGTGTTTATAATCAGATAAAGCAATTATCTGGCGGGAAAGATTGTATCTTACTATGTTATGAAAAACCTGGGGATTTTTGTCACAGACACATGGTGGCATCATGGTTAGCAGATGTTGCTGGTGAAATAAAAGAGTTTGAACAAAATAAACTATTTTGAAAAAAAGCGGGTACAGTGTAACGGTAGCATGTAGCGCATCCAGCGTTAAGGAGTGGTTCGATTCCACACTCCCGCTCTCTATTGGAATTATTAGGCCGGAAGTAGCAAATCGCTTCCGGCGTATTAATTTAAAGGGCTTTGTAAAATATGGGTCATGCAACTTATACATAGGATTGTTTATAGGTAAGCAAATGATAGGTGTTATGGGTTTTCAAAATCCATCATACGGAAATTATGATATATTAATGAAAGCCGATACAACTCCATCATATCTGGAAAAATCAACGGATTTATTATTATTTGCTTTGCGATCTAAGGAGGTTCAAAATATACTTGAAGGCAAATTTGGGAGGAAGATCGAAACCATTATGAGCACGTGCTTTAGTGAACATGAGCAAATTGCAAGGTATAGAAAGCATGGTGAATTGGTAAATAAGACTAAGGAATCAGATGGATTTCATCTATCATACATCTTTAAATCAGGTAGTATAATATCACTTAAAGAAGCAAAAGCGCAATTTATACAAAAATCATGCAAGTAAGATACGCAGAAATAAATATCAGGGAAATAGAAGAAAGCCCTATAAACGCTCAGATAATGAGCGATGCAGATTTTAATAGACTTGTAAAAAACCTAAAAAAAGATGGTGTTTTGACATCTACTTGTTTGCTGATGGAACAGCAAGGAAAAAAAATGATGTGTATATCTGGACACCACCGGATAAAGGCAGCAATAAAAGCCGGCATAAAAACCATACCGAGTTTAATAATTCCAGAGATAGAAGAACATGAAAGAATAAGGCTGCAATTAATACATAATGACATACACGTGAACCCTGATGCTGAAATATTGCAAATTCTTCAAAATAAACTTGATGTAGAAGATTTTGAGTTGGTTGATTTGATAGAAGGAACTGAATGGAAAACAGAAATAGAAACAACTATACCTGAGTATAAATATACAACTATATGTCAAATGCCAGAATCATATCAAGCAATGGAAGATATGCTGAATGATTTATCTATTGATCAAAGTGAAAGCAAAATGATAGTAGAAAAAAAAGAATATGAAGAATTAAAAGATTTGCTTACGCTCGCATTTAAAAAAGGTTTTAAGACACCAGGAAAAGCATTCAGAAAATTTTTAGATATAATTAATGAACATAAGGAGGAAATATAGAGTATATTTGTAGAAAATTACGCATAATGGCATACAAAACATCAGAACTTGAGGCTAAAGCATTGGAAGTAATCAGCAAAAACAGGCTGGTTTTTATCCATGAGGTTGCCTCATTTATGGGTATATCTAAGGTTACTTTTTATGAACATAAATTGAACGAACTGAACAGTATAAAACAAGCTATTGACCTGAACAAAGAAACCATTAAAGCCGGCCTGCGAAAAAAATGGTACAATTCGGAAAACGCCACGGTGCAAATTGCACTATATAAGCTGATTGGAACGGACGAGGAAACAGCTAAGATAAACTCACAGAGGATCGAACATTCAGGCCAAGTTGAAACCACTACCTCTGTCACATTCAAGAAGTTTGAAAATGTCGAATGAAGTCGAATTATGCTATAAATACCAGCCTCTATTCGAGTTATTTGATACTCAATGCTATCCCGATGTAGATACTGTGATCATTACAGGGGGGCGTTATTCACTCAAAAGCTACACAGTTTCTATCTTTTCTCTTATTGCCTTGGTTGATTACGGGTGGTCAGTCCTTTACACCCGCTTCACAAACTCTACAATCGTTGATTCAATCAAGCCGGAGGTATCTGATAAGGTTGATTTATTAGGGTTCAGGGGTAAGGTAGTTGATACAATGACCCACATTGAAAAAGGGTTAAACCGGATTGCATTCAAGGGGATCAAAACAGGCAGCCGTGAGCAGACGGCCAACCTTAAATCACTATCAGGATTCAACTGTTTCGTGAATGACGAGGCGGAGGAGTTGCCCGATTATAAGACATTCAAAAAGATATTTTATTCGATCCGGTCGACCGATAAGCGAAATATTACTATCTTAATCCTGAATCCAACTACTAAAGACCATTGGATTTTCCAGGAGTTTTTCGAAAAGAAAGGATTGCAAGGCGGTGAAAATACCGTTGTTGACAATGTGATGTATATTCATGCCTCATACCTTGATGGGAACATGCAACTTATGCCTAAGAACATACTGGCAGACTACAATAGGATGAAGATTGACAGCCCGGATGAGTATGAAAATATCGTTTTAGGGGGGTGGATTCAGGAGCCAGAAGGGGTATTGCTGCCTAAGTCACGATTGAAATTCTACACATCAGAACCGAAACCTAAACAAGTAGTATTCAAGTTCCTGGTTGGAGACCCAGCCGATACAGGAGGCGATAAGTATTCTATTCCGTTCTTTAATGTGGTTCAGGATGGCAATAATTTGTTTGTTTACGTGCCATCGGTTATTCATAACACACAGGGAATCGAGGCCAACACCAGCCGGATAGTTGACCGAATAAGAGATCATCATACAGAGCAATTATTCATTGAATCAAACGGTGTCGGGCTGGCTGCTATATTGCTCATCAAAACGCAGTTGAACGAAAACCAAAAACTTAGCCCGTTCCCCTCAACCGTGAATAAAGAGGTTCGCATTTACTCACATTACGAGTTCGTACAACGGCACTTCCTATTCAATGAACAGGCTTACAAATCAGATGAAGAATACCGGACTTATGTTAATGAATTGACAGGCTACACGAAGGACGGAGACAATAAACACCGTAAGGACGCTATTGATTCAGCTTGCCTGGCTGCCTCAATCATCAAGATAAAGTACGCCAAGTTCCTTTATGGGACATAATTTATTTTAAACACTCTGTACCAAATAGGGAAAAGTAATATATATTTGTACCCAAATTACCGAAATGGGATTTCTCGACAGGCTCAAAAGACTATCCGGCTGGCAGGACATTGTACATGATAACCCACCAGGGTATCAGGATTATGAATCTACCCGTGTTGGTTCGGTCGAAATACCTGATCGTTTGAGTTCTGAAAACGCTTTTATCCTGGCTAATACAGTAGCCGAGATTAACTTCCCTATTGACTTTTACGCTGATCGTTGTTCAAAGGTTCGCTATTTCATAGCAGATAGGGACGGGGTTGAAGTACCCAAGACTGAATTAAACCGCTTCCTGACTGATATTAACCCGTTCTATTCCTTCAATGAGTTGGTTTATCAATGGGTTTTCAGCTATATGTCAGACGGTAACGGGATTAATTATATCACAGTTCCTGAAACATTAACAGGCGTCCCATCAGTCAGCAACATAACCCGCTGTGATGTGTTACAGCCTAACCTAATTGACATCAGGGAGTATAACAACATCTCAATCATAAAGGCTCAGCGGTTGCAGGACTTAGTACGGGCTATCAGGTATGACGAGGTAGGGACTATTAACAACTACCTCGACATTGAACGTGTAAGGATAACCACTATTGACGCTACAAGGCGTTCACAGTCATTAGTGTTGAGTAGGTCGCCGTTGTTTAAGGTAGTTCGAAATATTAACGGACTATTAGCCACGTATTCAGCACGTTACAATATCTATGTGAACAATGGGGCGGCAGGTTATCTGGTTAAGAAGGCGGTAAAGGAAAACGATGTACAGCAAGCTATTGACCCGAAGGGGCGCAAAGAGATATTAGCGGACATTAACGACCGTATGGGGTTGACTGGCAACCGCAACCTTTGGGGCATTTCAGGCGTACCGATTGAGTTTATTAATACGCTGTCAACCATTAAGGACTTGATGCCTTTAGAGGAAACACTTGAACATTCTGTTAAGATTGCGGGGGTATATCAAATCCCGCCTGTCTTAGTGCCTCGTAAAGACCAGTCTACTTATGATAACCAGGCAGATGCAGAACGTTCTGTTTGGGAAAATGGATTGATGTCAATGGTACAGGTTGTTTGTTCAGAGTTCACTAAGACATTCAGACTTGATAAAGTGGGCTATTCAATCGGGGCGGATTACTCGACCGTTTCGGCATTGAAGGTTAATGATAACCAAATTGAGGAAACAATTACAAAGAAGATTGCCAACCTTGAAAAGATGTTGCAATTATACCCAGCGAAGGCAATAGAAATCAATAAAGAACTTGACAAAATACTCGAAAGCTATGGCAACAGATAAAGACAAAGAACGTGTAGAACGTCACGTAATGCGGGCACTCATAACCCCATCCACAACGGATGAATTTGATTTTGAATGCGTTGCCGTGCCTGCCGAAAATGGCCAACTCAGGCGATCCTGGGAGAATGATGAATATTACATGGAGGTATTAAAGACCGAAAAGGAAAACATCATAACTACCCGAATGGATTCAGGGCTACCACTGTTCGATAACCACCCCTGGGAAATGGCTGCAATGAATACCCTCGGCATCACGGTTGGGTATGAGTTCACAGAACGTGGCGTTGTAATGCGTTGCAAGTTTGGCTCACGTGCTGATGAAGCACTCAGATCAGACGTTAAGAATGGCATCATTAAGACAATGAGCGTTGAAGGTGATATTTATGAACTGACAATAGACAGGGGTATAGGAAAGCTGCCAACCTACTATGCTACGAAATGGGAGCCCACGAGCCTATCATTTGCACCTGTGCCTCAGGATATTGGGTCGCAGA